ACCAAACAAGAGAAGAAACTTGTTTGGAATATATAATGAAGTTAGACAGGATTTTAGGGTCAAAGTATCCACCCTGAAGAGCAGGTTCCAGACCCTTAACTTTGCTGCCAAAGTACACGATGGCTGGGTTGTTGAGCACCTTCGACACGTTTAGCTCTAGGAGGAGTGAGAGTATTAATAAGTCAGGAGGAGGTGCTGTTATCCCCGGCCAGAGGAGCACAGTCTCAGTGTTCGTACTAGGCCCAAGTGTTACTGATGATGCAGACAAGTTATCCATTGCAACCACCTTCTTAGCTCACTCATTAGACACAGATAAGCAGCACTCTCAGAGAGGAGGGTTCCTAGTCTCCCTACTTGCCATGGCTTACAGTAGTCCAGAATTATACTTGACAACAAATGGAGTAAATGCCGATGTTAAGTACGTGATCTACAACATAGAGAAGGACCCTAAGAGGACGAAGACGGATGGATTTATTGTGAAGACAAGGGACATGGAATATGAGAGGACCACAGAGTGGCTGTTCGGACCTATGGTCAACAAGAGTCCGCTTTTCCAGGGGCAACGAGATGCTGCAGACCCTGATACGCTCCTTCAAATCTATGGGTATCCGGCATGCCTAGGGGCAATTATTGTCCAGGTCTGGATTGTGCTGGTGAAGGCAATCACGAGTAGTGCCGGCCTAAGGAAAGGATTTTTCAATAGATTAGAGGCTTTCAGACAAGATGGCACTGTGAAAGGTGCCTTAGTTTTCACTGGAGAGACAGTTGAGGGGATAGGCTCGGTCATGCGATCCCAGCAAAGCTTGGTATCTCTCATGGTTGAGACCCTTGTGACTATGAACACTGCGAGGTCCGATCTCACTACACTAGAGAAGAACATCCAGATCGTTGGGAACTACATCCGAGATGCAGGACTAGCCTCTTTCATGAATACCATCAAATATGGGGTAGAGACAAAGATGGCGGCCTTAACGCTGTCAAACCTGAGGCCCGACATCAACAAGCTGAGAAGCCTCATAGACACCTACCTGTCAAAAGGCCCCAGGGCTCCTTTTATTTGTATCCTAAAGGACCCTGTCCATGGTGAGTTTGCACCAGGCAACTATCCAGCACTCTGGAGCTATGCAATGGGAGTCGCCGTTGTACAGAATAAGGCGATGCAGCAGTACGTCACAGGGAGAACATACCTTGATATGGAGATGTTCTTACTAGGACAAGCTGTAGCAAAGGATGCTGAGTCCAAGATCAGCAGTGCTCTGGAGGACGAGCTAGGAGTGACAGATACGGCTAAGGAGAGGCTCAGACATCATTTGGCAAATCTGTCCGGTGGGGATGGCGCGTACCACAAGCCAACAGGCGGCGGTGCAATCGAGGTAGCTCTAGACAATGCCGATATAGACCTGGAGCCTGAAGCTCACACAGATCAGGACGCCAGAGGTTGGGGTGGGGATAGCGGTGACAGATGGGCTCGCTCGATGGGTAGTGGCCACTTTATCACACTACATGGGGCAGAACGGTTGGAGGAGGAGACCAATGATGAAGATGTCTCCGACATAGAGAGAAGAATAGCTAGGAGGCTTGCAGAGAGACGGCAAGAGGACGCTACAACCCACGAAGACGAAGGCCGTAATAACGGTGTTGATCATGACGAAGAGGATGATGCCGCGGCAGCAGCTGGGATGGGAGGAATCTAAGATCACACGAGGATTTAGGATACATGACCCGTAGTAAGAAAAACTTAGGGTGAAAGCTCATCTACCGATCCGCCCAGACCAGGCCACATCCAACTCCATTGACTAAGCCCAGCAGTCCAGACAACCACGGCTTCGGCTACACTTCCCGCATGGATCAAGATGCCCTCATTTCTAAAGAAGATTCTGAAGTTGAGAGGGAGGCGTCAGGAGGACGAGAGTCGCTCTCGGATGTTATCGGATTCCTCGACGCAGTCCTATCAAGTGAACCAACTGACATCGGAGGGGACAGAAGCTGGCTCCACAATACCATCAACACCCTCCAAAGGCCAGGCTCTACCCACAGAGTCAAAGGTGAGGGCGAGGGAGAAGTCTCGACATCGTCGACCCAAGATAATCGATCAGGTGAGGAGAGTAGAGTCTCTGGGGGAACAAGCGAGCCAGAGGCAGAAGCACATGCTAGAAACGTTGATAAACAAAATATACACTGGGCCACTGGGAGAGGAGCTAGTACAGACTCTGTACCTCAGGATCTGGGCAATGGAAGAGACTCCGGAATCCTTGAAGATCCTCCAAATGAGGGAGGATATCCGAGATCAGGTGCTGAAGATGAAAACCGAGAGATGGCTGCGAACCCTGATAAGAGGGGAGAAGACCAAGCTGAAGGACTTCCAGAAGAGATACGAAGAAGTGCACCCCTACCTGATGAAAGAGAAGGTAGAGCAGATAATAATGGAAGAGGCGTGGAGCCTGGCAGCCCACATAGTGCAAGAGTGACTGGAGTCTTGGTGATCCCCAGTCCTGAGCTCGAAGAGGCCGTGCTACAAAGGAACAAGAGACGACCCGCCAACAGCGGGTCCAGATCTCTCACCCCAGTGGTCGTGCCTAGCACTCGGTCTCCACCACCGGACCATGACAATAGTACAAGGTCACCACCAAGGAAACCCCCAACCACGCAGGATGAGCACACCAACCCCAGGAACACCCCCGCCGTCAGGATCAAGGATCGGAGACCCCCAACAGGGACTCGCTCCGCCCCAGACCGCCCGACCGACGGCTATCCAACCCACCCAAGTCCAGAGACCGATGCAACAAAAAAGGGCATAGAAGAGAACACATCATCTATGAAAGAGATGGCTACATTGTTAACGAGTCTTGGTGTAATCCAGTCTGCTCAAGAATTCGAGTCGTCCCGAGACGCGAGTTATGTGTTTGCAAAGCGTGCCCTAAAATCTGCAAACTATGCAGAGATGGCATTTAATGTATGCGGCTTGATCCTTTCTGCTGAGAAATCTTTCGCCAATAGAGTAGACGAGAATAAACAGCTGCTTAAACAGATCCAAGAAAGTGTAGAGTCATTTCGGGACATATACAAGAGATTCTCTGAGTATCAGAAGGAACAGAACTCACTGCTGATGTCTAACCTATCTACCCTTCATATTATCACAGACAGAGGTGGCAAGACTGACAATCCAGATTCTCCCACAAGGTCCCCCTCTGTTTTTGCAAAAACAAAAGAGAACAAGACCAAAGCAACTAGGTTTGACCCGTCTATGGAGACCATGGGGGATATGAGGTATAAACCAGACCTACTCCGAGAGGATGAATTTAGAGAAGAGATCCGCAACCCGGTGTACCAGGAAAGAGATACCGAACCCAGAGCATCCAATGCATCACGTCTGCTTCCATCAAGAGAGAAGCCTACAATACACTCCCTCAAGCTCGTCATAGAGAGCAGTCCCCTAAGCAGAGCTGAAAAGGCAGCATATGTGAAATCATTATCCAAGTGCAAGACAGACCAAGAAGTTAAGGCCGTCATGGAGCTTGTAGAAGAAGACATAGAATCACTGACTAATTAAGAACTAGGTGAGGCATCTAATCATCCTCAGTAGTAGAGCGACCTAATTCATCATTAGCATCAGCCAGTAGAGATTAAGAAAAACTTAGGGTGAAAGAAATTTCACCTAATAAGATACAATGGCCGACATCTATAGATTCCCCAAGTTCTCATATGAGGATAACGGTACTGTAGAGCCTCTGCCTCTGAGAACTGGTCCGGATAAGAAGGCCATCCCTCATATCAGGATTGTCAAGGTAGGAGACCCTCCAAAGCATGGAGTGAGATACCTAGATTTGTTGCTCTTAGGCTTCTTTGAGACGCCGAAGCAAACGGCCAGCTTAGGGAGTGTGTCCGACCTGACAGAGCACACCGGCTACTCAATCTGTGGCTCCGGATCGTTACCCATAGGTGTAGCTAAATACCACGGGTCTGATCAGGAACTCTTAAAGGCCTGCACTGATCTCAGAATTACGGTGAGGAGGACTGTTCGAGCAGGGGAGATGATAGTATACATGGTGGATTCGATCGGTGCTCCACTCCTACCATGGTCGGGCAGGCTGAGACAGGGAATGATATTTAATGCCAACAAGGTCGCGCTTGCCCCCCAGTGCCTCCCGGTGGACAAGGACATAAGATTCAGAGTGGTGTTTGTCAATGGGACATCCCTGGGGGCGATCACTATAGCCAAGATCCCAAAGACTCTTGCAGACCTTGCATTGCCTAATTCTATCTCTGTTAACCTACTAGTGACACTCAAGACCGGGATCTCCACGGAGCAAAAGGGGGTACTCCCAGTACTCGATGATCAAGGAGAGAAGAAGCTCAATTTTATGGTGCATCTTGGGTTGATCAGAAGAAAAGTCGGGAAGATATACTCCGTTGAGTACTGCAAGAGCAAGATCGAGAGGATGCGGCTGATCTTCTCACTTGGGTTAATTGGCGGCATAAGCTTCCATGTCCAGGTCACTGGGACCCTATCTAAGACATTCATGGGCCAGCTCGCATGGAAAAGAGCGGTCTGCTTCCCATTGATGGACGTGAATCCTCATATGAACCTGGTGATTTGGGCGGCGTCTGTTGAGATCACAGACGTTGATGCGGTTTTCCAGCCGGCCATCCCTCGTGATTTCCGCTACTACCCTAATGTCGTGGCAAAGAACATAGGGAGGATCAGGAAGCTGTAAATGTGCATCCATCAGGGACCTGCGACAATGCCTAGAGCAGACATCACTTGGCAGCCGGAGCCATAGCATTGCTCTTTGTATTAAGTAAGAAAAACTTAGGGATAAAGTCCCTTGCGTGTGCCCTGTCGTAGAACTTTCTTTTTGGGGAAAATGGCGACTTATATCCAGAGGGTACAGTGCATATCTGCATTATTGTCAGTTGTGCTCACAACACTGGTCTCGTGTCAAATTCCTAGAGATAGGCTCTCTAATATAGGGGTCATAGTCGACGAAGGGAAATCACTGAAGATTGCCGGGTCCCACGAATCTAGGTACATCGTATTAAGTCTGGTCCCAGGGATAGACCTCGAAAATGGGTGCGGAACAGCTCAGGTTATCCAGTATAAGAGCCTACTGAACCGGTTGTTAATCCCATTGAGAGATGCCTTAGATCTTCAGGAGGCTCTGATAACTGTCACTAATGACACGATGACCGGTGCTGATGTCCCACAGTCAAGATTCTTCGGCGCCGTGATTGGGACCATAGCACTTGGAGTGGCAACATCAGCACAGATAACCGCAGGGATCGCGCTAGCTGAGGCGAGGGAGGCCAAGAGAGACATAGCACTCATAAAAGAATCAATGACAAAGACACACAAATCTATAGAACTGCTGCAAAACGCTGTGGGGGAACAAATTCTTGCTCTAAAGACGCTCCAGGATTTCGTGAATGATGAGATCAAACCCGCGATAAGCGAATTGGGTTGTGAGACTGCCGCTTTAAGACTGGGGATAAAACTGACACAACATTACTCCGAGCTGCTGACTGCATTTGGATCTAACTTTGGAACCATCGGAGAGAAGAGCCTCACACTGCAGGCACTGTCTTCACTCTACTCTGCTAACATCACTGAGATTATGACCACGATCAGGACAGGGCAGTCCAACATCTATGACGTCATTTATACGGAGCAGATCAAGGGAACTGTGATTGATGTAGATCTAGAGAGATACATGGTTACCCTGTCTGTAAAAATCCCCATTCTTTCTGAAGTCCCAGGTGTGCTTATACACAAAGCATCGTCTATTTCTTACAATATAGACGGGGAGGAGTGGTATGTGACTGTCCCCAGTCACATACTCAGTCGTGCCTCCTTCCTGGGGGGTGCAAACATAGCTGATTGTGTAGAGTCCAGATTGACCTACATATGCCCTAGGGATCCTGCACAATTGATACCTGACAGCCAGCAAAAATGTATCTTGGGGGACACAACAAGGTGTCCTGTCACAAAGGTTGTGGATAACATCATCCCCAAATTTGCCTTTGTAAATGGAGGTGTCGTTGCGAACTGCATAGCATCCACATGTACCTGTGGGACAGGCCGAAGGCCAATCAGTCAGGATCGCTCTAAAGGTGTAGTATTCTTAACTCATGATAACTGTGGACTCATAGGAGTCAATGGGATAGAATTGTATGCTAATAGGAAAGGGCATGATGCCACTTGGGGGGTCCAGAATTTGACAGTCGGTCCTGCAATCGCTATCAGACCCGTGGACATTTCTCTCAACCTTGCCGCTGCTACTGACTTCCTGCAAGACTCTAGAGCTGAACTTGAGAAGGCACGAAAAATCCTCTCTGAAGTAGGTAGATGGTACAATTCAGGGGCGACTTTGATTACGATCATAGTAGTCATGATTGTAGTATTGGTGGTCATTATAGTGATTGTCATTGTGCTCTACAGACTCAGGAGATCAATGCTAATGAGTAATCCAGCCGGTCGGATATCAAGAGACACATATACATTAGAGCCGAAGATAAGGCATATGTATACTAACGGTGGGTTCGATGCTATGACTGAGAAAAGATGACCATAACTCTTGTTAGATATTTGGTAAAGCAGGTATGGTATTTGCTGAGGTCTGTACATAATAAGAAAAACTTAGGGTGAAAGTTAGGTTGCTCACCACTATAGCTTTCACCTCAAGTAAGTACAGATCATGGATGGTGACAGGAGCAAGCGGGACTCGTACTGGTCTACCTCCCCTGGTGGTAGCACTACAAAATTAGTGTCAGACTCAGAGAGATCAGGTAAAGTTGATACCTGGCTACTGATTCTCGCATTCACCCAATGGGCTTTGTCAATTGCCACGGTTATCATTTGCATCGTAATCGCTGCTAGGCAAGGGTATAGTATGGAAAGATATTCAATGACCGTGGAGGCACTAAACACAAGCAACAAAGAAGTGAAGGAGTCACTCACTAGTCTAATAAGGCAAGAGGTTATCACTAGAGCCGCTAACATTCAGAGTTCTGTGCAAACCGGGATCCCAGTCTTGTTGAACAAGAACAGCAGAGATGTCATCCGGCTGATTGAAAAGTCGTGCAATAGACAGGAGCTCACGCAACTTTGCGATAGCACAATTGCAGTCCATCATGCTGAGGGAATTGCCCCACTTGAACCGCATAGCTTCTGGAGATGCCCTGCAGGAGAACCGTATCTAAGTTCAGATCCTGAAGTCTCATTGCTGCCTGGCCCAAGCCTGTTGTCTGGTTCGACAACGATCTCTGGATGTGTTAGGCTCCCTTCACTCTCAATTGGTGAGGCGATCTATGCCTATTCGTCAAATCTCATTACACAAGGCTGTGCTGACATAGGGAAGTCATATCAGGTCCTGCAGCTAGGGTATATATCACTAAATTCAGATATGTTTCCTGACCTTAACCCCGTAGTGTCCCACACTTATGACATCAACGACAACCGGAAATCGTGCTCGGTAGTGGCAACTGGGACCAGGGGTTATCAGCTCTGCTCCATGCCGATTGTAGACGAAAGAACCGACTACTCGAGTGATGGTATCGAAGATTTGGTCCTTGACATTCTGGATCTTAAAGGGAGGACTAAATCTCATCGGTATAGCAACAGTGAGATAGATCTTGACCACCCGTTTTCTGCATTATACCCTAGTGTGGGCAGCGGCATTGCAACAGAGGGTTCACTGATATTCCTTGGGTATGGTGGGCTAACCACCCCGCTACAAGGTGATACGAAATGTAGGATCCAAGGATGCCAACAGGTGTCGCAAGACACATGCAATGAAGCTCTGAAGATTACATGGCTGGGCGGGAAACAGGTAGTCAGTGTGCTCATCCAGGTTAATGATTATCTTTCAGAGAGACCAAGAATAAGAGTCACAACCATTCCAATCACTCAGAACTACCTCGGAGCAGAAGGCAGATTACTAAAATTAGGTGATCAAGTATACATCTACACGAGATCATCAGGTTGGCATTCCCAACTGCAGATAGGGGTACTTGATGTCAGCCACCCTCTGACTATCAGCTGGACACCCCATGAAGCCTTGTCTAGGCCAGGAAACGAAGATTGCAATTGGTACAATACTTGTCCGAAGGAATGCATATCAGGTGTATATACCGACGCTTATCCCCTGTCTCCTGATGCAGCTAATGTAGCCACCGTTACGTTGTATGCCAACACTTCACGCGTCAATCCAACAATCATGTATTCCAACACCACTAACATTATAAATATGTTAAGGATAAAAGATGTCCAATTAGAGGCTGCATATACCACGACATCATGTATCACACACTTTGGCAAAGGCTACTGTTTCCACATCATCGAGATCAACCAAAAGAGCTTGAACACCCTGCAACCTATGCTCTTTAAGACCAGCATTCCGAAGTTATGCAAGGCCGAGTCGTGAATTTCACCGATCAACAGGCTAGTCGGCTCTGCCGACACAGGGGTCATTACTGGATATCCTCAACATCTCCTAGTCTCTCACATTCTCCACAGTATTAAGAAAAACCCAGGGTGAATGGGAAGCCTGTCATTGGCTATGGACGGGCAAGAGTCTACCCAAAACCCTTCTGACATACTCTATCCAGAATGTCACCTGAACTCCCCTATAGTGAGGGGAAAAATAGCACAATTACACGTTTTGTTAGATGTTAACCAGCCCTACATTCTGAAAGATGACAGTATAATAAATATCACAAAGCACAAAATCAGGAATGGGGGTTTGTCCCTTCGTCAGATTAAGATCAGATCTCTAGGCAAGGCTCTTCAACGCACAATAAAGGATCTAGACCGATACACGTTTGAACCGTACCCAACCTACTCCCAGGAGTTACTTAGGCTCGATATACCAGAGATATGCGACAAGATCCGATCTGTTTTCGCGGTCTCGGATCGGCTGACTAAGGAGCTGTCTAATGGGTTCCAGGATCTCTGGTTGAATATCTTTAAGCAACTAGGTAACATAGAAGGGAGAGAGGGGTACGATCCATTGCAGGATATTAGCACCATCCCAGAGATAACTGAGAGGTATAGCAGGAACAAATGGTATAGGCCATTCCTAACTTGGTTCAGTATCAAATATGATATGCGGTGGATGCAGAAAACTAGACCAGGGGGACCTCTAGATACCTCTAACTCACATAACCTTCTAGAATGCAAATCATACACTCTAGTAACATATGGAGATCTTGTCATGATACTGAACAAGTCGACATTGACAGGGTATATCCTAACACCTGAGCTGGTTCTGATGTATTGTGATGTTGTGGAAGGGAGGTGGAATATGTCTGCTGCAGGGCAGTTAGATAAAAGGTCTACTGGGATAACAAGCAAAGGAGAGGAGTTATGGGAGTTAGTGGATTCCCTCTTTTCGAGTCTCGGGGAGGAAATATACAATGTCATCGCATTACTCGAGCCTCTATCACTTGCTCTCATACAATTAAGTGATCCTGTTATACCTCTACGTGGAGCATTTATGAGGCATGTGTTGACAGAGCTACAGACTGTTTTGACGAGTAAAGACGTGTATACGGACCCGGAGGCAGATGCTATTGTGGAGTCGTTACTAGCTATATTTCATGGGACTTCTATTGATGAGAAAGCAGAGATCTTTTCATTCTTTCGGACATTCGGTCATCCTAGCTTGGAAGCTGTCACCGCTGCCGACAAGGTGAGAGCTCATATGTATGCACAAAAGGCAATAAAGCTTAAGACCCTACACGAGTGTCATGCAGTGTTCTGCACAATCATCATAAATGGATATAGAGAGAGGCATGGCGGGCAGTGGCCCCCTTGCGACTTCCCTGATCACGTGTGCCTGGAACTTAGAAATGCTCAAGGGTCCAATACGGCCATCTCTTACGAGTGTGCAGTAGACAACTATACAAGTTTCATAGGCTTCAAGTTCCGGAAGTTTATAGAACCACAACTGGATGAAGATCTCACGATATATATGAAGGACAAAGCATTATCGCCCAGGAAGGAAGCATGGGACTCTGTGTATCCAGACAGTAACCTGTACTATAAAGTTCCAGAGTCTGAAGAGACCAGGAGGCTCATCGAAGTGTTCATAAATGATGAGAATTTCAACCCAGAAGACATCATCGATTACGTGGAGTCAGGAGACTGGTTAAAAGATGAGAAGTTCAACATCTCGTATAGTTTGAAAGAGAAAGAGATCAAGCAAGAGGGCCGTCTGTTCGCAAAGATGACTTACAAAATGCGAGCTGTACAGGTCCTAGCAGAGACACTGTTGGCGAAAGGAATAGGAGAGTTGTTCAGCGAAAATGGAATGGTGAAAGGAGAGATAGACTTACTTAAAAGACTAACTACTCTCTCTGTCTCAGGAGTTCCTAGGACTGATTCAGTGTACAATAATCCTAGATCATCAGAGAAGAGAAATGAAAGCATGAAGAAGAGAAACTCAAAAGGGTACTGGGACGAAAAGAAGAGGTCGAGACATGAATTTAAAGCAACAGATTCATCCACAGACGGTTATGAGACGTTAAGTTGTTTCCTAACAACAGACCTCAAGAAGTACTGCTTAAATTGGAGATTTGAGAGCACTGCACTTTTCGGGCAGAGGTGCAATGAGATATTTGGCTTCAAGACCTTTTTCAATTGGATGCATCCAGTCCTTGAAAAGTGTACAATATATGTTGGAGACCCTTACTGTCCGGTCGCCGACAGGATGCATCGACAACTGCAAGATCATGCAGACTCTGGTATTTTCATACACAATCCTAGAGGAGGAATAGAAGGTTATTGCCAGAAACTATGGACCTTAATCTCAATCAGTGCGATCCACCTAGCAGCTGTGAGGGTAGGTGTCAGGGTCTCTGCAATGGTTCAAGGCGACAATCAAGCTATAGCAGTAACATCAAGAGTACCCGTAGCCCAGACTTACAAGCAGAAGAAAAATCATGTCTATGAAGAGATCACTCGTTATTTCGGTGCTCTAAGACATGTCATGTTTGATATAGGACATGAGCTAAAATTGAACGAGACCATCATTAGTAGTAAAATGTTTGTCTATAGTAAAAGGATATATTATGATGGAAAGATCCTACCGCAATGTCTGAAGGCCTTGACTAGATGTGTATTCTGGTCCGAGACATTGGTCGATGAGAACAGATCTGCTTGTTCCAATATCTCAACATCCATAGCAAAGGCCATCGAGAATGGGTATTCTCCTATACTAGGCTACTGCATTGCGTTGTACAAGACTTGTCAGCAAGTGTGTATATCATTAGGGATGACTATAAATCCAACAATCAGCCCGACCGTAAGAGATCAATACTTTAAGGGTAAAAATTGGCTGAGGTGTGCAGTGTTAATTCCGGCCAATGTTGGGGGATTCAACTATATGTCTACATCTAGGTGCTTTGTCAGGAATATTGGGGATCCGGCAGTCGCAGCCCTAGCTGATCTCAAGAGGTTCATCAGAGCAGATCTTCTAGATAAACAGGTGTTGTATAGGGTAATGAATCAAGAGCCTGGTGATTCTAGTTTTCTAGATTGGGCTTCAGATCCTTATTCATGCAACCTTCCGCACTCTCAGAGTATAACTACAATTATAAAGAATATCACTGCTAGGTCTGTGCTGCAGGAATCTCCGAATCCTCTACTGTCTGGTCTTTTTACAGAGACCAGTGGCGAAGAGGATCTCAACCTGGCCTCGTTTCTTATGGACCGGAAAGTCATCCTACCTAGAGTGGCTCATGAGATCTTGAGTAATTCCTTAACAGGGGTTAGGGAAGCAATTGCAGGGATGCTTGATACAACCAAGTCTCTAGTGAGAGCGAGTGTTAAGAGGGGAGGATTGTCATATGGGATATTGAGGAGACTTGTCAATTATGATCTGTTGCAGTACGAGACACTGACTAGGACTCTCAGGAAGCCGGTGAAAGACAACATTGAGTATGAGTATATGTGCTCAGTTGAGCTGGCTGTCGGTTTAAGGCAGAAGATGTGGATCCACCTGACGTATGGGAGACCTATACACGGGCTAGAAACACCAGACCCTTTAGAGCTCTTAAGGGGAACATTTATTGAAGGCTCAGAGGTGTGTAAGCTTTGCAGGTCTGAAGGAGCGGACCCCATCTATACATGGTTTTACCTCCCAGACAATATAGACCTGGATACACTTACAAACGGGAGTCCAGCTATACGGATTCCCTATTTTGGATCAGCAACTGATGAAAGATCAGAAGCTCAACTCGGATATGTAAGGAATCTGAGTAAACCAGCAAAGGCGGCTATACGGATAGCTATGGTGTACACGTGGGCTTACGGGACAGATGAGATATCGTGGATGGAAGCTGCCCTCATAGCCCAGACAAGGGCTAATCTGAGCTTAGAAAATCTAAAGCTGCTGACTCCTGTTTCTACATCAACTAATCTCTCTCATAGGTTAAAAGACACGGCAACCCAGATGAAGTTCTCCAGTGCAACACTAGTCCGTGCAAGTCGGTTCATAACAATATCAAATGACAACATGGCACTCAAAGAAGCAGGGGAGTCGAAGGACACTAATCTCGTATATCAGCAGATTATGCTAACTGGGCTAAGCTTGTTTGAGTTCAATATGAGGTATAAGAAAGGTTCCTTAGAGAAGCCACTGATATTACACCTACATCTTAACAACGGGTGCTGTATAATGGAATCTCCACAGGAAGCAAATATCCCCCCAAGATCCACTTTGGATTTGGAAATCACACAAGAAAACAACAAATTGATCTATGATCCCGATCCACTCAGGGATGTAGACCTAGAGCTATTTAGCAAGGTCAGAGATGTCGTACATACAGTTGACATGACCTATTGGTCAGACGATGAAGTTATCAGGGCTACTAGTATATGTACTGCAATGACAATAGCGGATACAATGTCTCAATTAGATAGAGACAACTTAAAGGAGATGATAGCACTGGTAAATGATGATGATGTCAACAGCCTGATTACTGAGTTTATGGTGATTGATGTTCCTCTATTTTGCTCAACATTCGGAGGTATCCTAGTCAATCAGTTTGCATACTCACTCTACGGCTTGAATATCAGGGGAAGGGAAGAAATATGGGGACACGTAGTCCGGATTCTGAAAGATACCTCCCACGCAGTCTTGAAAGTCTTATCCAATGCTCTGTCCCATCCCAAGATCTTCAAACGATTCTGGAATGCAGGTGTTGTAGAGCCTGTGTATGGGCCTAACCTTTCAAATCAGGATAAGACACTACTAGCCCTCTCTGTATGTGAGTATTCTGTGGACCTATTCATGCACGACTGGCAAGGAGGTGTACCGCTTGAGGTCTTTATCTGTGATAATGACCCAGATGTGGCTGACATGAGGAGGTCCTCTTTCTTGGCTAGACACCTTGCATACCTGTGCAGCTTGGCAGAGATATCTAGGGATGGGCCAAGACTAGAGTCAATGAACTCTCTTGAGAGGCTAGAGACATTAAAGAGTTATCTGGAACTCACGTTCCTTGATGACCCTGTACTGAGGTACAGTCAATTGACTGGCTTAGTCATCAAAGTATTCCCGTCAACTTTGACTTACATCCGGAAGTCATCTATAAAGGTATTAAGAACAAGAGGAATAGGAGTCCCCGAAGTTTTAGAAGATTGGGACCCCGAGGCGGATAATGCACTGCTAGACGGCATCGCAGCAGAAATACAACAGAATATTCCCTTAGGACATCAGACTAGAGCCCCTTTTTGGGGGCTGAGGGTATCCAAGTCACAGGTACTGCGTCTCCGGGGGTACGAAGAGATCACAAGGGGTGAGGTAGGCAGATCAGGTGTTGGTCTGACGTTACCATTCGATGGGAGGTATCTATCTCACCAGCTGAGGCTCTTTGGTGTTAACAGTACTAGCTGCTTAAAAGCACTTGAACTTACCTACTTATTAAGCCCCTTGGTTGACAAGGATAAAGATAGGCTGTTTTTAGGGGAAGGAGCTGGGGCTATGCTCTCCTGTTATGACGCTACTCTTGGCCCATGCATCAACTATTATAACTCGGGGGTATACTCTTGTGATGTCAATGGGCAGAGAGAGTTAAATATATATCCTGCTGAGGTGGCATTAGTGGGAAAGAAATTAAATAATGTTACCAGTCTAGGTCAGAGGGTTAAGGTATTGTTCAACGGGAATCCTGGCTCGACATGGATCGGGAATGATGAATGTGAGGCTTTGATTTGGAATGAACTACAGAATAATTCGATAGGCCTAGTCCACTGTGACATGGAAGGAGGAGATCATAAGGATGATCAAGTTGTACTGCATGAGCATTACAGTGTGATCAGGATTGCGTATCTGGTGGGGGATAGAGACGTTGTGCTGATAAGTAAGATTGCTCCCAGGCTGGGCACAGATTGGACCAGGCAGCTTAGCCTTTACCTGAGGTACTGGGATGAGGTCAACCTGGTAGTGCTTAAAACATCTAATCCTGCTTCTACAGAGATGTATCTCCTCTCAAGGCATCCCAAATCTGACATCATAGAAGATAGCAAGACAGTGCTGGCCAGTCTTCACCCTCTGTCAAAGGAAGACAGCATCAAGATAGAAAAGTGGATCTTGATAGAGAAAGCAAAGGCTCACGAATGGGTTACCCGGGAGTTGAGAGAAGGAAGCTCGTCGTCAGGGATGCTTAGACCTTACCACCAGGCACTGCAGACGTTTGGTTTTGAACCCAATTTATATAAACTGAGCAGGGATTTCCTGTCCACTATGAACATAGCTGACACCCACAACTGCATGACAGCCTTCAACAGAGTTTTAAAGGATACAATCTTTGAGTGGGCTAGAATAACCGAGTCAGACAAAAGGCTCAAACTAACTGGTAAGTATGACCTGTACCCTGTTAGAGACTCAGGCAAGTTGAAGACAATTTCTAGAAGACTTGTGCTGTCTTGGGTATCATTATCTATGTCTACAAGACTGGTAACTGGGTCTTTCCCCGACCAAAAGTTTGAGGCAAGACTCCAATTAGGGATAGTTTCACTGTCATCTCGTGAAATCAGGAACCTGAGGGTTATCACAAAAACTATATTAGATAGGTTTGAGAATACTATACATAGTATAACATATAGATTTCTCACCAAAGAAGTAAAGATTTTGATGAAGATTTTAGGAGCTGTCAAGATGTTCGGGGCTAGGCAGAATGAATACACAACCGTGGTTGATGATGGATCATTAGATGACATTGAGCCATATGACAGCTTGTGATAAGTAATCATTATCATGCAGGGTTATTTAAACTCCACGGTGTCTAGAAGTCTTGGACTTATCCATATGGCAATAGTAAGAAAAACTTACAAGGAGACAAGAAAATTTGAAAGAATAAATATCTCTTAAACTCTTGTCTGGT